TCTTCTTTGACTTAATGCAAGGCAAATTGAGTTCATTGGGAGACAGATTCAAGCAGATGTTGGACAGGATGGTATCAGATGCACTTGCCGCAAATCTTGCCCAATCAATCTTCGGTAATGGATTTGCTAAGACTGGTCAGTTAGGCGGATGGGCTGCACAGGGAATGAGTTGGCTAGGTGGCCTATTCGGTGGTGCTCGAGCTGCAGGTGGTGATGTAGAAGCAGGTCGTGCTTATCTTGTTGGTGAGAATGGTCCTGAACCATTCGTACCTAAGGTATCTGGCACTGTACTACCAAATTCAGCACTTTCAAAGTCGTCTGGTAAGCCAATTGTTGTAAATATCACAGCAATGGATTCACAGGATGTCCGTAGAGCCCTTGAGAGGGACCACCGTTGGCTTGCTGGACTTATTAACGATTCGAACCGCGCATACAACATGTAAGGAGCCAGCATGGCATATCAGAACATAAGCTTTCCAGCACTAAAATTGGTGCATGACATTCAACTTGAACGAATAGTTCCTACAGTGATTGTCAGCAACTATGCAAAGGAATACCGGATTAACAGGTATGCTGGATTCAAGCGCAGATACACTTATCCTGGCCGCAATGTTGCATACGCTGACTACTTAACACTGATAAATTTCATTGTCACAGTTAATGGAAAACAGGACTCATTCAACTTTACAAGCCCAATCGTTGGTGTTGGCACACAACCCACAGTTGTAAAGGTTAGATTCGACTCAATTCCCACATTCATTTTGAAAGCAATTGATTCACAAGGCTATGGCAAGATTATGGAAGTAGGCGCGTTCTCACTTATCCAGGTATACAACGAATGAAAACAATATCAGCTGGCCTAAAGGCTGCAATTGAAGCAGGCAAAATCTGTACCCTATTTGCTATCATTGCAAAAGACGGTACATCTAAGTACTTCACGGACCACGACACATCATTGACTGTTGATGGGCATCAATACATCCCATCTGCTGGTGTAAAGCGGTTCAACAGTAAACTGACAGCAAATGCAGAAGTTTCGAACCAAGAAGTTATGGCCACAATCTTGGACATGCCAGATGACGAGATAAAGATGGGCAAGTGGGATTCAGCACAGATTGAAGTTGCCACATGTGCATGGGGTGATGTTTCTCAGGGCAAGTTAATCAACTTCAAGGGAAGCATTGGTGTTATTCAATGGACAGATGAGGGATTCCGTGCAGACATCCAAAACTACCTCCGTGACCTCAGCAAGAATATCGGAAATACAGTCACAGCTAATTGTAGACATCAACTTTACAGCACACCTGGAGCTGGTAAGATTGGGGGCTGCAATGTTAGTAGAGCAGCAAATCTCATTACTGGAACAGTTGGACTTGTCCTCACACCTCGAATCAAATTCAAAATAAGTGCATCAGGCAAAGCAGACAAATGGGGCAGTGCAGGATTTGTAAAGTTCACTTCTGGTTCGAACTCCGGACTTACTTATGAAGTAAAACTACATCGCATTGAAGGTGGTGCAATCGGTGAATCAATCGAACTGTATTTACCAACAATTGCCCAGATTGCAACAGGCACTACATTTGAACTGACAGCAGGATGTGACCACTCATTCACAGAATGTCAAGACAAGTTCAGCAATGCAGTTAACTTCGGCGGCTTTCCTCATCTACAGGTGGACGTAAATGCAAATGTCAATGCGGGATAAAATCACTAAAACAGCAATAGAATGGGTTGGAACACCCTATCAGCACCAGGTTGGCCTTAAAGGAGTTGGTGTTGATTGTGCTTACTTAGTAGGCAAGGTTGCTGAAGAGGCAGGAATAGTAGACAAGTTCCAAGTAGAACCGTATTCGGTTGAATGGCATCTACATTCCCGTGTGGAACTGATGTGCAGTATCTTGGAATCATTCGGTTGTGTGCAAATTCCAATAGAAGAACTACAACCAGGTGACATTCTTGCATTCAAATATGGACGTGTATGTTCTCATCTCGGAATTATGCTTAATAGAGGAATGTTTGTCCATGCAAACATGTCAGGCAAGAAGGTAATGCTAAATAGTTTGTCGGGAGAGTTCACAGAACGTCTTTCTCGCGTATACAAATTTCCACATATCAAGGACTAACATGTCATACAATACAGACAACATCGCAATTGCTGCAGCACTCCGTGTTTACGGACATCAAATTCAGCAAGTAGAGATTGAGGGCCGACGTGCCACATTCATTTTCAATAGCTCTGTTGAAGGTGAGGCAGAAGACATCCACATGGGACGTAAGTTGGTAGATGCAATCTCATTCCACCAAGAACTACGACGTCTTTCTGGCCTAGCAAAGTCAATGTCGCAAAAGGCTGAATAATGGCAAATCTAATCATTCCGGCCGTATCTGCAGGTGTTGGCTACATGATGGGTGGGCCAACAGGTGCGCAGGTTGGATGGATGATTGGTTCGACTATTCAGGGCTCACGCACTAAGATTGAACAGGCAGCAGTAGGCGACTTACTGATTCAGACAGCACAGTACGGTATTTCAATTCCATACATTGTAGGCAAACAGAGAGTTGCTGGCAATATCATATGGGCTTCAAAGAAGCGCACCTACAAGATTGAACAAAAGTCAGGCAAGGGTGGAGGCCCAACTGCTGTTTCTACTGGATACAAACAGGACATGGCAATCCTTATCTGTAAGGGGCCAATTGTTGGTATAAGTAGAGTGTGGGCAAACAATGCTGTCATTATTGATGGACGCACTACAGTCAAGCCACTAGTAGGCACGCTCTATACTGGCACACAAGTACAGATGCCAGACACAACTATAGAGACCGCAGAGGGCGCGGGTAAAGTACCAGCTTATCGTGGTATTGCCTACATTGTGCTGAAAGATTTCGACCTTGGAACTTCAGGTGCAGTTCCAAACTTTTCATTTGAAGTACTTGGTACACAGGGGTTCTAATATGTGGAAATACGAAACCCCATTTGAATGCAGCACATGCACAACACCCACAGTGAACACTGGTGAATCTGTTTATGACGGCAAGAACTTATGGGTTATGGACTCATCTGGTACTGCACACGTTATTGAGTTCTGGGGTCCATACCATGACTTAGACAACGGACTATTTGTTAGATGGAAAGAAGAGGAAGTAGACAAACTCACATTTGCAGGTGTTGGTCCCAAGTGTAGAGTTTTGCGGACAGTAAACTTTGGCACTGCAGGCCCAATCTGCTACTACAATAACTATGTGTATGTTGTGGGTTCGAACCTCATTAAAAAGTGTCACACAGCAGGTACAGTAGCAACAACTTTTGCAACTGACTTGTCTATTAGTTCGAACCTTGCATTCTATGACAACAAGGCATTCTTTGTAGGCGACTGTCCTGTAACCCAATTTGTTCTTGACAAGCAGGTTCTGTATTCAATCGACTTAACCACTGCTGTTGTAACTACTGTTGGCTACATACCAGGTAGAAAGCAAATTGAAACACGGTATTTGGTAATTGTGAATGACATGCTCTATGTGTCATCAATGAATTCAATGTCAGTGCACAAGTTCAATCCTTCTTCTGGTGCATTTATCACCTCAATCACAATAAATCGTGATGTTAATAGACTGTCACGTGAGGAAAATGATGTCATTGTCACAAGTTCAGACAAGGCAAAGGTTACTATTGGAGACATTAAGATACCTTCAACAATGGTTTCAAAGATTACGTCAAATGATACAGTAAGCAATATCTATGGTATACTTTACAATGGTGAACATGTAGCATTTGACACAAGTTATGTGTGGTTTGCCAATAAATTGAGTAGTGTACAACGCACAAGTCGTACTACTGATATTTCGCTTATCGGCCCAATTAGTCCATTAACACCAGATACAAATCCTGTTCTTCTTGATGGTATAAATTCAAAATTGGGTGGTGACTATGGAATTGTTGATGGCAACAAAGTGGTAGGAATAATGGTTATCAAGGGACTTACTTATCAACACTTTGATGGTACTTCATTCGTAAATGTAACTGTTCCTAACTACTTAGTACGAATTGGTGAATCAAATGTGTTAGTAAATCCTCTGCCTTCAGTGTTCAGGTGGGAAACAAGTCTTGAACTAAATCAGTACACCGCTGTCTCTTCAGGCGGACTATCATATAAGTTAGGATAATCATGCCAGCATATTGCGCAGCACCAGACATAGTTACTTTAGCTAGTAGAGACCCAGCACCGGGTACTCTAGTCCTAACTGCGCCTTCTGCAACCAGCGAGATATGCGACACTTCAGTAACAACCACAACAACTACAAATGGTTCAACTCCTATTAGTACGACTGTAGAAACTGGTGGACCTCCTGGACCACCGGGCCCAATAGTACCACACGAAGGTATTAAGTGGGCTGGCAATTGGGCAACAGGCACAATGTATTTTGCTCAAGACATCAACATCCCACGTCATGCTGATACGGTGCGCATGGACGACACAAATTCGTACTATGTCTGTATTAAGGACCACACCTCTGACGACATTAACAAGCCACAACTTTCTACTTTTGACGGGCCTACTGAATGGACTGACAACTGGGAACTTGTGGTTAATGGCGGTATAACTTCAAAGGCACCTGGCTCGTTCCTTGATAACCTGTTTGATGGTGTATTCGACTGGATGAAGGAAGCAACTATTGGCGACTGGTTAGGTGCACTTGCAATTGGAACTGGTATCATTATGGCCGGAACAGTTATTGCTGATATGATGTCAACAGACGGCAGCACAGATGAATCATCCAAGTACAATGGCACCCCTTCTCATGTAGGCGATTATACACCTCCCTCATTAAGGCAAGTGGTTGAGTCATTGTGCATTGAAGCAGGTATAGCCTCATACAATGTATCAGCACTTTCAGATACAATCCGTGTTTCATTTACTCTAGCGCAATCAACCACAGCGCGTAATGTACTTGACAATCTCTCTAAAGCATTCATGTTCGACATGGTAGACAGCAATGGTACGCTCAAATTTGTACCACGCACGAATACCACTGTTCGAACACTTACGCATGATGACATGGGCTTCAACGACATAGGTGAATCAGTTGCTCCTGTGACAATGAAGCGACTACAGTCATCTGACCTGCCTAGGTCAGTCAGCCTGACCTACATTGCTGAAGACATTGATTACAACAACTTCACACAGAGGTCAGAGATACCGACATTTGCTGAAGGAAATGACGTCACTCTTTCTGTTCCATTCATGCTTAAGCACGATGATGCAAAGGAAGCAGTTGATAAAATGCTAATTGGTGCACATCTAGAACGGATGTCGTACACATTCAAGTCTTCTTACATCAATGCAATTGACCTTGAACCTGGTGATGTGGTGTCTATTCCTGAAGGTGATGTTCGTATCAATCAGATTGAAGAAACAGAAGAGGGAATTCTGCAGATTAATGCTGTTGATGCCGGATTTAACACAACTCCACAACCTATTATGGACGGAGGTACTGTTGTTGGATACACCGCTTCTACTTATCTTGGCACTGGACTTGGTACACAAACACCAGCACCTGTACTGAATGCGCCCTCGGAGATAACCAAGTCCGGGATGTTGTTCCTTGACATACCCGTAATTGATTCTGTTGACACTATACCACGTGCCTATGTTGCAGTTCACGGATATGGTATTGAAGGTTGGACTGGAGCACAGTTGTTCAAGTCTGTTGATGGAGGTGCAAAGTACGACCTGATTGGAACACAAAGTTCTTCTGCAACTCTTGGCATGGTTAGTTCTCCAGTCACAAACTCAGATTACTACAACTGGGATGACAGCACAGTAATCACAGTTGTTCTGAAAGCAGGTACACTCATTTCTAAGACCAACACTGCAGTTCTTGCTGGTGAAAACACGTGTATGATTGGCAATGAATGCATTGCCTTTGGTGTTGCTACTTTAGTAGGACCAAGCACTTACAATATCTCCCATCTCCTACGTGGCAGACGTGGTACTGAATTTGCAACAGGAACACACGTGCCAAATGAATTGTTTGTAATGTTAGACTCAAGTCTAATGAAGATTGAGGTACCAGAATCTGACAGAGGCAAGACATATAAGTACAAGATAGTAACCGTTGGCTCTGATTTGACAAAGTCTGAACCACAGGACCTGCAAGTAATTGGTTCGAATACGCTGCCTTGGGCTCCAGTTCAAGTAAATAAGGTGCATGCAGGAACAACTTGGACTGTAACTTGGAAAGAAAGAGCACGATTCAATGGCGGACTTCAGGACTACAATGACATTGTTCGTGATTCGGATTGGGCTGGTTGGGCTGTTGCAGTATTCAATTGGTCGACAGTTGTGAGACAGGAAATAGTGTATGTTCCAGAGTTCGTCTATCCAATAGACAAACAGACAGCAGATTTTGGTTCAGGACAGTCCTCACTTAAGGTGTCCATCCAACAAATTTCACTGAAGTACGGCGGTGGCCGACCAGTAATATCAACATAAGGAGAAAAGATAATGGCAACACCAAATCTCGGCCTGACCCTACTTGATGTAGGGCAGAGAGAAAAAGAAGCAACAATCAATGCCAACATGACACTGATTGACACTGCTGTTGGTACAGGTGGCGGAGGTTCAACTACTAATCCTGTGTTTCACGGTACATCACTAACACTTGATGAAGGTCAACGCATCAAGTTTCCTTGTGTCAGCTTTACTACAGGACAATGGTTTCAAACAACTTCTACATCAAACCCATTCACTATGACTGGGGCAATGCCTGGTGCTGCAACTGGCTCTGGAGCTCAGTTCTCTGCAATCAACAAGACAGACCC